GTATGGTAATCTTCCATCGATATACCACTTTTTAAATATATCATGACCATGCTGACTAAAGTTTAGCATTGTCAAAATATTATCAAATTCTTCTCTGATTGTCTCTTTAATAGCATCAGAAGTTTCTACTTTGTCTAATACAACATCAACAGGTGATGAATCATGATCACCAATAATTGCATCATTTACAATATCTTCAATTGCAGTATCACATTCTGGATGCGATGCAATATCACGGTACTTAAGAATTAAGTCCGCTTCGTTCTTTTGATTATTGCCTTCTAAATCTAAATAAGATCCAAAATGCCCTGCAGCCTTAATAACACCAGCGCCGTCCTCTTCAGCGTCAGTGACAAACGTTTTTACTGAAGGTTTCTCAGTTGCATCTGCATCTTTTCTTTTTATCTCAAAGCCAAAAAACTCAGCCATATATCATCCTCATAATAATGGAGGGGAAGGAAATTCCCCTCGCTATATTATTTATACACTAATTAAGAAGTGGTATCTGATTCCCAGTATTGAACTTGTAGCTCAACTGTGAACTCTTCGATAGCATTTTCTGAATCATAGTTAACATCAATTGCAGAGATATTCGTTGGCCAAGTGCCTCGGAAATCATAACGTTTTGCGACGCTACCGTCTCTACGCAATTGCTCAACAATCATATCAGCTTGGTAATCAACAGGATTAACAAGACCAGAGTTATTGTTGTGTTCGTTAATACCATTCATCCATCGCTCAAATGCATTTCTTACACTAAACTCACCGTCATTAATTACTGTGATAGTCCAAGGTTCGAAAGTACGATCACCAGCAATTTGCAATTGACGACCACGAAATGGAATCGTAATCGGCGCAATTATTGAAGCTGGTAACTGTGCACCTTTACACAAGAATGAGGTAAGTTCTACATCACCTTGTGCATAACCAGGAAAGTTACATGTTACTTTGAACATGTTGGCGCGAGCACCACCCCCTGTTAATTTTGACTTAAAGTCATCTACACCTAAAATAGCCATTTTTATTTACTCCTATTGTCCAGCAATTTCACTAAACTCGACACCAGTACGTGTAGCAATGAAGTTCAGTTTAATGAAGTTAATTGATCGAGCTGGCTTAATGAATATATCTGCAACAAATTGGTTGCTATCAATAACATTACCAGTATTATTTGTTTCATCACAAATTACCAAGAAATCAGTAATACCACGGCGACCTTTAACATCACGTAGGAATGGTTCTACCATATTACGGAAGTTTGCACGGGTAAACTCATCGTTAAATTCAAATAACATGCTCTTAGATGCAGTTGAAATTGCTTTTTCCAAAACAATAAACAATCGACGAACATTAATTCGATCGAATGCAGAAGCACGGAATTGTGAAGTTTTATCACCGAACAACATTGTACCTTGTCCAGGGAATGAAACTAATGGGTTAACGCTTGCTTTATATAATGTATCGCGTTCTGCTTTAGTAGGATTAAATCCTAGTTTGGTAACTCCTAGAAGTTGACCACGAGTTTCACCAGCTGGTGAGAACCAAGCATCAGCAACACGATCAGTATTAGCACAAAGACCTGCAATATGGCCAGAAGCGTTAATAAATCGATATGAATCGGTATACTTATCATATACTTTAACAGAAGTTGAATCTAGTACAACATAAGAAGAGTTTCTACCAGATAGTGTAGCATCACCTACAATTGTGTCTGCAGAAATAGTAGTACTACCATCTGTTAATGATACTGGAGGAGATACAAAAGCAACACAATCTTTACGATGCTCTGCTACCTCTTGAAGTTTAATAGCAATTGCAGCACTTTCTGTTGATAAATCAGCAGTAGCAAATAAAAGATTAACATCTAGTGTTTCTGAATCTTTCAGTAAATCTAAACCTGCAGGAATAGAAGAATTTAAAACTGTTCCATCTGCACCAAGACTAAAAGTAACGACTTTAGGAGCATCGGCTAATGCAGCAGTATATGATGTGCTATCTTGTGTAATCTCTGCTGGTATAGCAGCTGTACCATCGAGCCATGCTGCCGCTACATAACCTACGAAGATATATTGTGACTTATTGTTAACAACGTCTTTAAAGAAATTGGTTGATCCATCATCTTTCTTAGCATTAGTACCTTGACTTAATGCTTCGAATGTTTCTAAAACTGTTCCAGGGACTCCACTAATTGCACCTGTTCTATCAACTACTGCAATGTGTAGCTCATCGGTTGCATCACCGTTACCTTTCGATACTGCAAAGTTTGAAGTTCCAGGAGCTCTAGAAAATAGTCCTTTATGTGTCCACGCATCAAATGAAGATGAGTTTGCAAGACAAACATGTACATCTATTGCATTACCTTCAACACCAGGTGAACGTGCAATAAAATCACCTGCAGTAGCTGCAAGGGTTAATGCATCATAAGCATCTTGTGTTTTAATAAGCTGTGCGGTAGGATTACCTGCTGCAGCTGAACCACATGCGTTCAGTGCATCACTTCCGGTAACTCTAATTACTTTTAGAGCGTTACCATATTTTAGAAATGCGGCCATTGGGCCAAAATATTTAAATGTTGCTGCGGTAGGTTCACCGAAGGTTTCCACTAACTGTTTTTCTGAACTAACAGTAATTGGAGTATCAACGGGACCCTTTGTGAAAAATCCAACTGACCCACCTATACTAGTAGATACCGCAGGAATCACATTCGTTGCGTCGATTTCCTTTACCTCGACGCCGGGTGAGACTTGAAATGCCATCTTTTATATCCTCTCAAAGGTTAAATAGTGTGTGTTCATAATACGATACTTACTCAATTACTATTATTTATAATATTTATAGTTTAGAGATACGTTCTTGGACAACCCATTGTTGGCCAGTATTATCTACTTCAACTACTGGTTCGTCTACAGCTGCACTCGTTATAAAACCAAACGGTATTAAATCATCTTGTATTGCTTGTAGTTGCTCTTTGTATAACATATTTTTCATATCAATATCAGTTATACCATTAAATATGTCTGTTGTAGCAAACCATGCAAACATGACTAAATTCATTACTAAGTCATCATGATTACTACCTGATGCTTGAAACGATGTACCTCTTGCTTCGAAAGTACTCATCTCCATAATTGTGTTTGCATCTACAATATGTAACTTCTTTTGCTCTACGAAATCCTTTAATGTAGAACAACCAATACGCTTGACGCGCTTGGTCATTGTAGCACCAATTGCACCAGCTTTTACAGTTGACTCTACAAATAAGTTTTCGTATTCTAAATCATAATATAAACCATTACATACAACACTACCTTGATCGTTTGATTCTACAATGATATATGCTTCATTATATGTCATAGCATACTTGTATATAATATCAGGGAATAGCAATGCTGATAGATTATTATCTCTAAATGTCGCAACCTGTTTAAACGGATTGACTGATGTGTCTATAATATTAAAGGTTGAATAATCTTGCCCTCTACCTTTCGCAACATCGACACACATAATATAGTTATGACCTTCTATAGGTCTTTCATATACGTATGTATTCTCTTGAACGTATATTGGATCTTGTGCTTTTTGAGCAAGTAAACATTCTGCAGATATAAGGCTATTACCTCTCCCTTGGAATGTATTACCAAACTCCTGATCAAACTGTATCTGAGAAGTGTTATTAATTGTTTGCTCTTTCCACTTCTCATCTCGTCCTGGGACATCCCACCAATCTACACGGAATGGTTTAAACTCATTTGTCTTTGTAACAGCGCCTTCCCACAGTTTATGATATACATTACCAATACCATTTGCTGTAGAAGTAATAATAATCTTCGTATCTTTACCAGACGATACTACAGGATATGTTGATGTATAGAACGTAGCATCATTATCAATAAATGCAAACTCATCAAGAAACAGTAAGTTAATCGATAGACCACGAATAGAACTACCAGACGTAGCAGCTGCAATAATCTTCGAATTATTACTAAATTCTATAGAACCCTTGTTTAATGCTTTACAACCTGGCTGCAAAAAGAATGGTAAGTTCTCTAACATAAGAGTAACTCGAGCTAACATCTCTCTTGCAGTAGCACCTTTGTTTGCAAGTATGGCAATAGTCTTTTCCGGATTAAAGATTGTAAACCACAGTAGATACGCTACTGATGATATCGATTTACCAGACTGACGACATGCCAATACAATTGAAAATCGATTATCGTTAAAATGATTAAACATCTTTTCCTGATAATCATATAGATTAAAAGGAACTAGTCCTTCATCAAGTGATATAATCTTAACGTAAGTTTTTGCAAAGTACGCAGGATCCTGCATACATTTTTTATATTCTTTGATTTCCTCAAGTGTAAACTGAGCCTCGACTCCGTCTCTCTTTACATTAGGATTTCCAAGATAACCAAATTCATTATTCTTTAATGTCGCCATCAATCACTTTTTCGTTAGTGTCTAAGAGCATTCTCTGTAAATCAGTAGTGCTACCTATAAACATATTATTATTAGTTACTTTACTTTGTTCTTCTTTTTTACTTACTAAGTCTTGCTTGTTTTTCTGTAATGACATCAACTTATCAGTCACATCACCAATATCTTTAATTGATTTTGATAATACTTCAAATGCTCGGGGGTGTTCTGATTCACGAGCTATTTCAGCAAGAGAATCTAATGATCCCATGCCAGTACTGATAAGCTCTTTGTAAGTATCTCTTGAAAAGATATAATCATCGTTTATATCTTTCTTAGACGCAAGCTCTTTATCTACCTCAGCATGTTTAGTTTCAGCTGGTAGATTNTTTTCTAAAGATTTTTTTAGTGTATCTTTTTTATCAAACATAATTAATCAAAGTCAGTTAAATCAATATTAGTTGTTACTGTAAAGCTCGATTCGGTATCGTTATTTCCTATAGTTATATCCATTTCAGATATATTATTGGCGCTTTGAGCTGATTGATTAAAGTCAATATTAACTTCTCTAATAACTTTATTATCACCAACCGGACCATAGAATGACATTTTCATTGTAAAATCTAAGCTGTAAATTAATACTCTTCGAGACTGGTAATCACCTTCATACTGATCATCAAATGATACACCATTTAAAATAATAGGTACGTCTTGTTTAAACGAAGCAAATTCGTCTACTGGTTTAATAGATAAAGTATATTCAGGCTGGAAATATGGTAGTATTTGTTCTAAAATCTGCAATCCATCATCCTGATTTTTAGCCATGATATTAAGTTGCATATTAATATTATATGGAGCAAATTGCTTAATTACATTACGTTGAGTCGTAGTACCTGTAGTTCCTGGTTCAGTTATAGTTGTTCTTTTACCAAGCTTTTTAGTTGTATCTAATTCTATACTAGTTATCTCAAAAGACATACGAGGAAGCTTTAAAGCAACAGACGCATCTTGACCAGTTAATGAGTCTAGACGAGATAAAAACTTTTGTTTAGGGCCATAAGCTAATGGGACCTTTTGTTGATTAATGAGAGATCCATCACCTTTCTTACGAGCAATCGTAATATTATTAAACATTGTCCCAAAGACGGCAACAGATTTACGAACTGTAGCATGGTAGAAATGAGAACCAAACATTATAATGTCTCCGATGGATCACCGAATGGATTAGATTCGGAGAAGTCAATAAAGTTATCACCAGCAATTTCAAATTCAACATTTTTAGCTTGTGAATCTGAAGCAAAGGTATTATTCGTATCATCATCCGACAGTGTGTATACATTTGTAATTACACATGTATTGCCAGATTTTGATCCAACTAAATCATTTGCAGATGCTGTTGCCGACACAACAAATTCACGAGCTATATCTGTTGCAGTAGCTGCGTTGGTTGTATCCTTAGTACCAATATTAGATACTGAAATAGTTGCAAGAGTATCAGATGTTCTTGTAACAGTCTGTACTTCACCAAAGACTGTAATACCGGCTGAAAGAGTTTGAGTAACAATTTCTCCTTGAGTAAAGTGATTAGCACCAGTTACTGTAACATCTATTCCAACTTGATAGCCATATTGTGTTTCTATATTATCAATTACATCAATACCAGTGTCCATTTCCTGATCATTATACTCAAAGAGAGCACATGATAGTTTATAAACTGGTAAGTTAGATAATTGGTAAAAAGGTTTATCATCTTCAACCAGACTAATTTCAAAGAAAGAATTAGACATTGGAAGATACAACAGATCACCTTCTGCAGGTTTCGTCATTCTTTCATTTAAGCCAATTTTATTATTCCAAATCTTTCTCGAAATAATAAATGAAGCTTCGTCTCGTATCTCAAGACCAAACTTACTGTATAAATCTCCTTCGCCATCAAAGCCTTCAGCATTTTCGATATATCCTTCAATGAGGTATGCATCGTCGAACTTAGATGCTGGATCTTCGCCTAAGATAGTATCACGACTAATAATAGTGCGAGGTATATAGTAGACATCCTGTGCAAATATCTTAAGAGATTCTATGACCAAGTCTTCATACAGATTTTGCTCTGATTTGACGGCTTGACTAAAGTATACATTTCTAGGCATTTATTATCCTACGTAGAAGTCGATTGGCTGTTCCCAATTTAACCTAACTTCTTCTTCTAGTTTTACTAAGTCTTCAACAGCATCATCAAATAATTGACGACCATTAAATGTGACTCCACCAGGCATTTGCATCCCCTCAAATTTAATTAGGTTTGCACCCCATTGTTTCTTAATCAATGCTGTAGCATATTTCTTTAAGTAATAATCATTGTATACATCAGTAAACGTGGCTGGATCTACAATTCGATACGCTTCAACTACGATAAATTCACCAACTGAAACTTCATTAGGCCAATCCATTACAATATCTAATCTATCTTTATGACGATTAAATGATATTCGTTTATCATCAGAATTAACAAGAAGATCGACTGTCGACATATGTTGCTGTGTTTGAACATATTCTAGAATATTACCCATATAACCAAGTTTATACATGTCGTTTAAATGTAATTGATATTTTACATCAAACATATCTGCACTTATAGAGCCAGAGTTACTAATAGGTAGAACTCTAACGACATCTGTTACGATTTCTGGTATTGCAATATATTGATTATCTATGTCAGTTTGTGTCACTTGATGCTTTAAAAATACTTTCTCTGTAGCATCTGCATGGTAGTGCTGATAGAATTGTAAAGCTTCATCTATTCTATCATCTAGTTGATCTTCGTCAATATTAATTTCGATAACAGGTGCACCTAGATTTCTTAGGCAGTAATCGATTAATGTTGCTCTACTGTTTGGCTTTGCCATTTAAAACACCTCTTACTTTACTATATTTATATGGTTTATTTATATGTTATGAAGGCTTAGTGGGCCAAACCACAGCATTAACATCACTAGTGCTGCTGGGCAAATCACGTAAAGCCTGTCTATATGCAGCCCAGTCAGAATCCAACGTTGTTCCAGTTTCATACGCTTTAATTACCATATAATCACTTTGTGATAATATTTCGTTTCTTTCGTGTCTAATCCCTCGCCACATTGCTTCAGTTCTTTCATCTAGTATTTCCTGTGGTATATTTTCTATAACATAATTAGAATTTTCAGTGCTCCAATTAGCTACTTGAGTAACAGGATTAAATGTTGGAATTTCAGGCGCAACAGTCCAGCCAGCATCAGCAATTTCTTCAGCCGTAAATGTTAAAGACCCTGATCTGATATCACCGTTAGACAATTGTAAAATTTCGGGTAGAGGTCTTGGAAGACATCCTTCCTTTGTATAATGTGTTGGCATTGGTTTAATCTCCTAGTAAAAACCTAAATATAATGAATCATGTATGTCGATATCGTTAATATCAGCTGTTGGAACACATAAAGTGTATGCTATTCTTATAGAACCAAATGCTGGAATTGCATATGTGTCTTTAGTCCTACCCAGTACGCCTGTCTCGAGAGTTGAGCCTGAAGTTTCTCTGTAGAGAAAAGTCTTATTCCCTAATATCTGCTGTGCTGCAGTAGCAGGCCCAACTGTAAGCGGAACATTATCAATATTAGACGTGTTGATTCCATTAGCAGCTCCAGTATAGCCGCTACCAGTAGTAGACGCATATGACCAGCGCTGAGTGGACAGGGCAGACCCCACATCGGTAAACGTACCAGAAACTTCTCCTATTAAAGATTGAATAGTGGTCGAATCGAATGCAGTAGTATATTGCCTCGTTGCACTATCCCACTTATCACCACTTGGTAATGCAGCATCGGCTGTTATAGCATGTATAACATCACCTGCAGCATTTAAAATTTGTATTGCTCCAACAGTCCAATCATTAATATATGATGGGTTAACGGTGCTATGTTGACCGAGATATATTTTGTAGTTTCCAGGTGCAACATTAAAAAACATTTCAGAGACATCGTAGCCCCCGTCGTAATCACCGGTGTTTCCCATAAATGTTTGGCTATTAATGGCCCTCTCACATCTAACGGGTTTCATTGCGTTATATAAATTTTCAACCCGTTGATCACCGTAAACTAATGGTTTTTCTGGTAAACCACTAAATGGATCAGCGGGCGTAAGATTTTCATAATCAAATGTGTCAAATGATCCACCATATCGATAAACATCCATTAAGCTTCTAGCCCTTCCTACTCTACTTAAATTATTTTTCATTATTCGAATACCGTCCATATCATGCAGCGCATGCCGTTGTTGGTCATATTTTGTTTAACTGTATCTCCCCAAAATGCGTCATTAACACTAGAATCAGTAGAATTATAGTTTTGTATACCAAAGCACTGCTGCCCATATGTTCCTGAAGTGGTGCTCAGGTTATAGCCGTTAATATTGGCTCCATCAAGTACGTTCTTCCCGGCCCTATAACCCCAGATGCCATCAGATAATGAAAAAGCACTAGTTGAATAATATCCGTTAGTGGAAGGGGTTTGCTCTGACGAAAAGTAAGTTCCTGCCCTAGGATCAACAAAGCTCTCAGAAAAGCCGTTTGGGTGGTGGCTGCCAGTTCCATGTACCACATAAGCTTCAGTAGGCCTAAACATTGTTGGAGCAAATAACTCACTAAGACCATTACTTCCTGTAGCCTTATGTTCTCTATAGTTTATATAGCAAGTTCCTAAAAACTCAATGGTGGAGCTGTTAGCAGTACCAACATTATGCCACAGCGATATAGCATACCATAAGCACCCCTTCGTCAAGCCTGGAAAATTAGATGGCTTTATTGAATATGTGCCTGGAGAGTCAAAGACTGATAGGTCGTACTTACCAGCTGATGTTAGATTTCCTGAAGAAGTGAAGCCGACCAGAGTTTCAAACGAATTACTCATAGTTGGCATAGCCCAGATAACAGCATCGCTTTGAACTCCCTTTAGTCCACTCTGAAAATATTGAAAAGGCATGTTGGTCGAAGTGTACGCATTAAACTGAGTATTAATACCTTCAAAATCTATGTCTATAGATCCACTATCCGTGAGCTTAGAATCTAAATCTTTTACGCCTGCAAATCTATTATCCTCCAACCTGGAGTTAGATTCAATATATGATTTATTTCTATAACGATTATAAGGCATTTTTAAATGTCTCCACATTGACTATATAATCTACATCAGCGGTGCCAGTTGGCCCGGTGCAATTTATTTGAAAAGATTCAGTTGTATCTACAACTAATGGACAGTCTCTTGTAAAAGCTCTTACGGTTTCGTTTGGATGAATCCTAGCACAAAATGCTACCCTACCAGCGAATGAATTATTATGATCAGTATATAAAACCTTTAAGTGCACAACATTTGACGCATCATTGTTTGTAATATACATTGAATTAATTCGTCTACATGGAGTGCCAGTGAGACCGTTTGTAAAAACAGTAGTAGCTGCAGCTGCGCCAACGGAGGCTGTTCCATGAAAGCTTTCCAAAATATAGTGTGTAATTTTTGAAATAATAGCCATATTAACTAACAACCTCATGTCTAGTGTAACTCACACGCACATTTGCTGTGCCAACAGCGAAATGCTTTAAGCTCATATTTTCCGAATTTAACCAAACTGGAGAACTTTTATCGATAAGTGTTATTCGCGAATATGGTGGTATTTCCATATTATGAACCAAATAATATTGTCCAACGCTATCGCCTATGGATATAGACAATCTATAATTTTGTACTGCGGTTGCTCCAGTACTAACAGTAAGATTATCCACTCTAATCGCACCACCATTGGCGTCCATGTAAGCAGTAGGAATAACATTTGTAAAGCCAGTCGTTGGAGCATTAGCTGCCGGCTCTCTATTCATAGGGCTTAACTTCCAATCATTGGTTAAAAAATTTCCAGGATAATCGTAATCAAGCATTGTTGTTGTAATTGACATAATATTCTACCGTTAGCTTAAAGCTTCAGTGTATTCTACTGTAACATGAGCAACCACTTCACCAGCAGCTGGCACTGGTTGTGAGTTGTTTGTTAAAATAAAGTTAATATTACCAGAATGAATAATTTTTTCCGCGGCCCCATTAAACACTACAGTACTCATAGGTGGGAGTACAAAATCATCTCCAATAATATCACTATTACTACCAAGAGCTCCTCCAGCCATTTCTACTGTAATCTGGTATGTTTTATTACTAGAATTGCAAACCCATATTGATACTATACATTCATGAAGGCCTCCAGCTATAACTCCATGGCCAATGCTAACTCTACTATAAGTTGATGAAGATGAATACGAAGTCAAGTCATCACTCCACGTAGCAATATATTTATCATTGTCTGCCATTATGTAATCATCTCCCAACCAGTAATATATATGAATACTTTTTTTGTTGATTCATTAGAAGCTTGTCCGTCAGAGCTTACCTTTACTTCGATTGATTGATTATCATTAAGATATATCGGAGCTTCGGCCTGTATTGGGACTGAAGCCATATCAGTTTCTAATTGTACAGATAAAAACGGGGTGGTGGTATCAAAACCATTACCTCTAAATTCTACTTTTATTTCTCCAAATTCTGTATTACATATCCTCATTGACTCAATAATTAAAATTTGAGTAGAAGAATTAGTTTTACTCATAAGAGTAGTCCATGCGCTATCTAGAGATTTTGCTGCAAGTACTGAAAATGGCTTTACGCTAGTTGGTACGCTAATCGACATTATATCTCTCCATAACTACTGATGCTGTAGGGCGTTGGTTGGCTGCAAACGATCCGCCCGACGGAGTTGTAGCTAAGCCATATAATCTCGCGCCGTGGCCTAAATATATTGGGGATTCTAGATCTACTAGGTTTACTGTAGTACCAGGATATACCTTTACTTGTTTAGCAATATAAGCTATCTTTTCATCAGGGCTAGTACTGGTATCAACAATCACAATATCCACAAGTGCATACTCTTGATTAGCAGTGTTTGCCATTTCATGTGGAGCAGCTACAATAATATTAACAACTTTGCCTAACCAGTCACCAGTTGCAGCTGATGGTACTGTAGCACTAATTACAGTTGCAGGTAAACCACTGTCTACGAAAACGCCAACATTCAGTTCTACTGTATAGTAGTGCGTTCCAAGAGTCGAAGTCAAGGTCCCGTTCAAATCGGGTTGTGCAATATTGACTGTTGCCATTAGCTTGAATACTCCTTATATGAATATGTTGCAACTAAACCAACAGCAGATGCTTTATCAAAAAACTTTCGTGTACTACCGTAAAGTTTTTGTGTCTTTTTACAAATCACTACATTTTCACTAGGATTGAGTGTTATAGCACTAATTAATCCACTAGTCGGGCTGTATGATGCGTTATACATTAATCTATATTGAATTGGAGCATCAGTGGTATTACACACCATAATTGAAGTAAATTCTATTAGTTTAGTATGTTGTGTTACACTAGTGCCTACTACTACCTCAGCGCCAGTTGGTCCTGTAGGTACTGCTCTAATAATAGTTTTAAGATTATCAAGATCAGCGTCGTGTATTCCAATATTTATAGATTCATTGCCCATATAATATACCTTTAAGCTAATACGTACTGCATTGTAATCATGTCTAGTTTGCTAGCACCAGTAACATTTATTACCGGATCTTTAATATAAATTGTAGGATTTTGCGCGCCCAAAAATACGCTATCAGCAGTTATCCCAATGCTAACCCACCCAGAAAATTCAAACACTTGACTTCCAATATTAACAACGTTTTGCCAGTCAGTCGTGAGATCCATATTGGTTTCAACAGAATTAGTAACATCAGCCTCTTGAACTAAAGAATAACTAGGCTGTGTGCTCACGTGAGTTTTACCATCAGGCAAATCTGATCCTCTGTGCTGATGTAATTTAACATTAAAACCATTACGCGAAATAGCCACTGAACTTTTAATTGGAATAGTTAAATTGACCACTTGTCCAGCCCTTACATAAAATGCTTTATGTACAATTCCAGTAAAGCTAGGGGGTGTCCATGCTATAGCGTCTTCGGTTGTATCCCATACGACTGAAGCTTCTACATTATTGTCATGGCCAGGAACCCAGCCCATTATTCTAGCTAATGTGCGAGAAGCATCTGTAATATCGCCAATAGCAGGCGCAGAGTTAACCCATTCTAATTCAGTGCCAGCAGCAGGATATGCTAATACTTGGCCAGCAGTACCAGTAGCATTAGGTAATATATATGACCCAGTTGCTATTTTAGCATCTGAGGCTATGTTACCGGCTGTAAATGTACCAACAACATCTAAATCACCAGCAATAGAGCTTGTGGTATCAGCATCAGCAGATAACGTTATTTTAGTAGATCCACCACTAGAAGTTCTTTCTCTTAATGTAAATTCGCCAGCTACGGTAGTACTTGTAGTACCGTTAACTACTTGTATAATATCACTAATAACTCCATCTTGTGTGCCATCATTCAGGCTTAAAGCGGTTAAAAGTCTATCGCTTCCAGAAAGTTTTTTAACAGTTAATGCACCGCCTAAGCCAAGAATGGTCCCAACAGAGAGCCCGTTATTTATATAACTCACGCCATCGCTAAGTAACCTTATTGTTTCTTGATGTGAATCACTAGCAGTGCTTCCAGTCGTGTGATATAGCGATATTTTAGCATCATCGCCACCTGCGTCTAAAACAATAGCATCAAAGTAATCAAAGCCAGTTGCATCACCACCAGAATATGTAGCATTATCGCTATTTCTGAGTAAGGTTTGACGTATGGTGTGCTTTGCGTTACCACCATCAAACTCTAATACTGATTTTTTACCAGCAATTGCACCGGTAGGGAAAACATGAAGTTTAGAGCTTGTGCGAACTTCATTATTAGCTATATCGACTTCTAAAGTATTATCGCCTTGAACAGACTGATTTGATGCATTACCTACAAATATCTTACCTTCATCAAGATTAGGCGTAGCATTAGTTCTACCTGCTCCCATAATTTTAATAGAGCCAGATGATGCATGTGATCGAGTAACCTTTGCGATTTTCTGAATTAAATTTGCACTTCCAGTTGGTGCAGTATTAACTAAAGCTCCAGCAGTTGCAGCCGAAACATATAGCTCGTCATTAATTGAAAAGCTTGAAGTATTTAATCCGCTTAGAGTACCAAAGGTATAAACATTAACATTTGAATTAGCATTAGCCGCGGCCGCTACAACACCAAATGCTGGCATTTTAGCAGCATCACTTGCATTAGCTTTAGCAACTTGTGTTTGATTACCCGTTGCATCATACTGATCAATATAAACAACATCGCCTTTGGCTAAGTTTTCACTAGCCTTAGCTTTAAATAATACTGCACCGCGAACATCACCAATAAACTCTGATGCCTCAACATTACCTGTAACAGTAATACCATCACCATCAACTACGGCTATTGCAGTTCCATCAACTGTTGCTATAATTGACCCTGCGTCAGTTCCGTTATCGGTAATTGCTACACTGGTATTATCCTTAATAATATTATCTACTACTGGTGAACCAAACTCTAGAGCAGTAGCCCCAGCATTCATTATTAATGATTGGCCAGCAGTACCTTTAGCAGTTGGGAATACAATATCACCAAGGGTTAATACACCTGTAATAGTACTAGTTCCATCAACATGTAACTTAGCTGTTGGATCAATACCGCCAATACCAACATTACCAGCTGTATCAATTCTAAATCTCTCAGCAGTGTCGGCTTGATCATATACATAAAATTCTCCGCTTTGAGCAATAAGTCTAAACCAGCTTTGAGTATTTTTTAGATCAACACTAGCTTGATTTACATCCGAAGCTTCGATTAGAGTCGCAACTGTTGTTCCTGATCCTAAAACATGTAATTTTCTAGCAGGGTCAGTACTACCAGTTACAAATGGACCTATACCTACGTTACCGCCGGCTTTAACAAATACTTTATTACTAATAGTTCCGCCTGTTGCAGTACCAATAACAAAGTCAGATGAAAGATCCTCGGATCCACTCGTGCCGACGTTTCCACTCGCGATAAATCCAATTCTACCTTGGTCTTGTTGAGTGCCATCTGCACGTTCTGCATTAAATAAAATGTTTGCACCAAATCCAACAGCAGTTGTTCCAGAACTCTTCGATTCAATTTTTATAATATCTTCAGCGGTATTCGTATTAGCGGTGGTGCTCATTAGATGCAAGTGATGAGTTGGTTCCGCGCCATCACTAAATGTACCTACGCCAAAATTACCACCAGCTGTCATTCTAAGCAGTTCAGCGTCAATGGCAGCGCCAGCACCAGCACCATCTGGATCGTGTCCAGTAAAGAGTGTCCAGGCAGGAGCGTCAAACTGTAGTATGGCTTTATTAGCATCACCATATTTTAATGCTTGACCTTTGAGTCCAGTATCAACTGTAGGTACTATATTGGTAAAGTCATTTCCATCTTCAATTCTAACATTGCCGTAAAATCGAGTAGTGCCATTTAAAAGTTCAACTTGCAGATTACCGTCTTCGTATAGCCTTACTGCTGGATTTAAGTTACCTTGTCGTCCAAATTTTGCGACAGTTTTTGTCGTAGCTGTAGACTTATCTACAATAGTAACTTCGTTACCAGCATTAAATGTGTTTATCAGCAAAGAGCCATCAGAGTCAATTCTATTTCCGCCAACTGAATCATGGTAAATTGTTAAATCATCGCCAGCACCTAACTTAATTTTAGCAGAATCTTCAGCTACAGGATTGTCACCAGTTACCTCAGTAATATGATCTGGTAAACTTATATCACCGTTAACTGTTATTCCATTACTAAAATCAAATTCATCGTTGGTTGTATTCCATAAGATGCTAGCATCAGTGCTTGCATCTACGGCATCTTGAATAATAATACCAGCACCGTTAGCTGCACTCGAAGAATCCGAGTCTGACTTATTAAGAGTAATGGTTATATCTTCGATTTCTAGATTGGTTGCACTAGTAGCTGTAGAATTAATCGCACCTGCAACATTAAGATCACCAGATAGATAAAGATCTTTAAATGCTCTGGTTGCATCACCTAATGAGATAGCATCATTAGTTTCCGCGCCAGCCGACATCGGAATGATAGCACTTTCAATAAAATTAATACCCGCATGGTCTGCCGCAGAAGCATATATCGCAAGATTGTCATCTGCGCTATATTTTATCTTACCGATTTCGTTTGTACCATCTTTTAATACTACTAAATCAGCAGCATTACTAGTAGGTGCATTTTCGACTGTGACGACTCCAGACTTAACGTCTAGGCCTTTCTTGACTCTAAAGTTCTTTTCGGTTGCCATGCGGTTTCACTCTCCACCGTTTAGGTTATGTTATTAGTATTTATACAAGTATACTATGCGATACTGTGGTATATTGAATAGTTTTTGAGGCTTG